AAATCTGAAAAAGGAAATTCGACTTTTACGAATTGGGTGGCAAGTCATGGCTTCGTTGGTAAGTATAAGTCTCATCGAGTTCCTTTAGGTTGGTATCCATGGGACAGCGATCTCTGGTTGGAGATGAATGAGGTTGATATTTGAAAGAAAAAACTTTTAATTTTATGAAAATAAGATTAAGGTTTAGTTCTACTGAGAAAGGATTATTATGCCAAAAGTTTATATTGTTAATCGACCTGTGGAGAACAAGTTCGGCTGGGTGCCAGACTTGACAGATGCTTCGCGTTATGGTTCGCTTGAGGTTATTTTCGAACCCAATGAAAAACCTCAATTTATACCTAGCCCCAGCATACAAAAAGCTCGTCGAGTTATGAGAGATTTTGGTCCAGAAGATTATCTTCTGTGGCCGGGAGGAGGAGACCCAATAGCTGTTATGATTGCTTGCATGATTGCATCTGAAAAGTCTCCTGTAGTGCGTGTCCTAAGATGGGAACGCAACATGGAAGAAGGCAATCGGGATAGAAGAAAAGGTTGGTACATGCCTGTTGCCTTAGAAATGAGAAAGGTAGAAGCATGACTATAGATCTGCTAGAAGACGTGGCACCTGCGTCGAACTCACTAGGTGCAGTGACTGCTTTAGGTCAAAGAATGTTCGATCTCGAAGAAGAGATTAAGCAATTAGAAGACGAACTAAAGCAAAAGAAGCAGAACCTAAATACTTTGGCTGAACAGGAATTGCCTGATTTAATGCAAGAACTGAATGTCCGAGACTTTACGCTTAATAATGGTTCTAAGTGTACAGTTCAGGAGATTACATCTGGCTCAATCCCTTCGACGAGTGCTATTCAAAAAGCAAAAGGCGAAAAAAGGAGCGAACTAGAGACGCGTCAACAACAGTGTTTTGATTGGTTGCGAGCGAATAATGCTGGTGATTTAATAAAAAACGGTGTTGAGGTTCAATTTGGTAGAGACGAAGACAAAGCGTGTAACGACTTCACTAAAAGTTTGCGTGATGATAATCGTCTCTATAAGCGTAGTGTGGGTGTACATTATTCAACGCTGAATAATCTTATTAAAGAAAGATTGAGCGAAGGCAAAGATGTGCCCCATGACTTGTTTAAAATTTACACAGGCCGGAAAGCCAAACTGACAGGAGGAAATAATGTCAAATAATAAAGAAGTATCGGAAGTAAAAGAGAGCAATGTTGTTGCTTTTGAAGCAAGTTTGATTTTAGATGATGTGGGTACAGCGAGCGACAATATGACCGCTGATGACATGCTGATACCACGCATTAGAATTTTACAATCGGGGTCACCTCAAGTAAAAAAATCAGACGGTGCATATATTAAAGGTGCAGAAGAAGGTTGCATATTTGATAATGTGACGAATAAAGTTTACGATGGTGAGGCTGGCATAACAGTTGTGCCAGTTACATATCGCAAAACTTACATTGAGTGGTCTCCGGATCGCAAATTTATTAATGATCATGGCTTAACACCTGACAATTTTAATCAATGTGTTAAAGATGAGAAAGGTAAGTTGCGAACACCAGACGGTAATGAGATGTCTCTCACTGCTGAGTATTTCGTTTACATTATAGAAGACGGTGCATTTTTTCCAGCACTGATTTCTATGAGCTCATCAGGACTAAGAAAGTCACAACAATGGAACTCTATGCTAAACAGGTTGCAAATACCGCACCCTGACCCAGACTCTGCAAAGAAAGGTTTAACTGTAAACCCAGCTCCTTTCTGGACAGCTTATCAGGTTAAGAGTGTTCCTGAAACTAACGACCAAGGCAGTTGGTTTAATTGGTCTATTGAGCAATTATATGACTCAAAATCTGGAGGCATATTAAATCCTGAAAATGTTCCTAATGGTCAGGCTCTTTACATGGAGGCTCGGGCATTTAAAAGCCAAGTGAAAGCCGGGGAAGTAAAGGTGAAAGCTGAAACAGCGAACGATGATGTGATGTAGTTCCTTCACAAAGTCTTATCACATCATTTAGGGGAGAGGGAATCCTAGCTCTCTCCCCGCATTTAGAAAGGATTAATAATGGAAGTCCAAAGGTTCATGTCTCTGTTTCAAGGTTATGAGTTAGCTCATGGTCAATACAGAGTTCAAAAAAAAGAAGCCGATGGTAAAATGTCAGGGAGAGCAGTAACAGTAAGCGAGCCAGCAACTGAGAATAATTTTAGCGAACATTTAAATGGTGGCGAATATATCTTAGGCATAATAATGCTGAAGATGGATAACAGTTGTAATTTCGGGGTAATTGATATTGACATAAGAGGCGATGTTAAGCTCAATGAGTCCTTAGAGTCGCTCGAAAAGAAAATAAGAGACACTCCTTTAATTTTATGTAGAAGTAAATCAGGTGGTGCACATTTATATTTATTTTGTGAACCTGCCATAGCCGCAGTTGATATGGTTACGAAGTTAAATGAATTTGCCGCACAATTAGGTTATGGAGGATCAGAGGTTTTCCCCAAACAAATTAGTCGTGCTAATGAAAGAGACAGGGGCAATTGGATAAATCTTTGTTATTGGAATGGAGATAAAACCGAGCGTTATGCAATTCACAAAGGCAAAAAGTTAAATTTAAAGCAGTTTGTAGACCTTGCTGAGAAGAAAAGAACTACCCATGAAAAGCTCGAGAAGTTTATCCCAGAGCTGGTAAGTCATTTCCAGGATGGACCACCTTGCCTCCAACACATAATGACAATGGGTTTTCCTGAAGGTGGCAGGAATATTTCTTTATTTAATGTTGGTGTTTATTTCCGCAAGAAAAACCCTGATGACTGGCAAGAAGATCTTATGAAGTTTAATTATGAACATTTAGAAGAGCCACTGCCAATGGGAGAGGTTAATGGTCTTGTTAAATCAGTTAGTAAAAAAGACTATGCATATACATGCAAGCAATCCCCGGTTTGTAATTATTGTGAAAAGTCTAAGTGCATAAAAAGAGAGTTTGGGGTCGGGGGTTATGGAGGAGCGAACGCAATAGAAGTGGACGCCATAACTAAATACGAAACCGAAAACAGGCAATCAGTTCGTTGGTACATAGAAATGCAAGGTGAACGAATAGAGGTCACAACCCAGCAATTATTAGACCAACGTCAGCTTCAGAAAATATGTGTAGAGAAATTAAATAAATGTCCTTCAACAATGCCGGGGCAAGTCTGGGAAAAAAGAATAAACGAATTGCTTGAAAGTGTCGAGGTTATACAAGACCCAGACGATGCTTCTCCTCAAGGTCAATTCGAGAAAATGCTAGATAGTTTTTTAACAGGAAAAGTTCAAGCACGTCACAAAGATGAAATAATGAATGCGAAGCCTTGGCACGATAGCGAAGAAGGTAAAGTTTATTTCAGGTCTGAGGATTTATTTATTTATCTAGAGGCTCGCAGATTTAGATATCCGTCGCAACACCAAGTCTGGTCATGGTTAAGAACAGTGGGTGGCGACAGAAAAAGCTTTAGAATAAAGTCCAAGCCAGTTAAAGTTTGGTCAGTTCCTGAGCCAGATTTTTACGATGATGACGAGATATTAGACATACCAAGCACTGTAACGGAGGATTTTTGATGCTTTATCATAACTGGATATTAATGAAGATGAAAGAAGAGCGTCTTCCGAATGAAGTTTTGGATGCGTTATTGGTAATAGAAAAAGAAGTAAATAAAGTAATAAAGTCTCAAGATGGAAATTCCAGCGTTGCGAGCAGAATAGAAAGAAACTGGAGGAATATAAGAATGCAAATTTCAGAAAGGAAAAGAACAAATGAGGAAAGTCCAGATAATTCTGGGACCACCGGGAACAGGTAAAACAACAAGACTGTTGCGGATAGTTGAAGAAAGTTTAGAAAAAGGCATTCCCCCTGAAAGAATTGCTTACTTAGCATTCACCCGGAAAGCCGCCTCAGAAGCACAAGAAAGAGCCATGGCTCAATTCGGTTTCGATGCTGAAAGGTTTATTTACTTTAGAACCTTGCACTCTCTTGCTTTTAAAGTTTTGCAATTACAAAGAGATGAAGTGATGACTGACTCTCATTACAGGAAGCTGGGAAAAGCTTTAGGTGTTGAGTTCAAAGGAATTTACGACGAAGACATTGGGGTTCACACTGGTGATGGTTTAGGTGATAAATGCTCTAGAGTTGAGTCTTTGGCGAGAATTGGTGTTCGCTCTGTTGAAGATCAATACCACCTTACAAATCAAAATGACTTAACTCTCCATGCAGTTAAGCAATATGGCTCTTCTCTTTCTACTTATAAAAAAGAAAACGGTCTTTTGGATTTTACAGACATGCTTAGTAAATATGAAGTTCCCTTACCCATAGACATCTGCATAATTGACGAAGCACAAGACCTTAGTTCTTTACAGTATCGGATGGCAATAATAGCATCATCTCAAGCAAAAGAGGTTTACATTGCTGGGGACGACGATCAAGCAATTTTTGAGTGGGCAGGGGCAGATGTAAAAAAATTCCTAAGTCTTAAAGGTGAAAAGATAATTTTACCGCAGTCTTTTAGAATACCTAAGTCTGTTCATATTTTAGCTAACGATGTAGTTAGTAGAATTAAAAATAGGTATCCTAAAAAATGGTCACCCCGGAAAGAAAAAGGTGCTGTTTTTTATATAGGTTATGACGAGAATATAAATTTTAATGAACATAAAGGAACTTGGCTTTGCATGAGCCGAAGTAAATACCTTTTAAATAGAATTAAGAAAATCGTAAGGCAACAAGGTCATGCATATACTCTTAATGGTAAAAGCTCTCTAGACTCTTCTGAAACAAAAGCGATAACATCATGGGAGAGAGTTCGCAAAGGTATAAATATTTCGATGCATGAAGCTAAAAATTTAATTAAGTTTTTTAATTTTAATGTTAGATTGAAGCCGGGAGACTCTTATGGTGTGACCGACTTAGGAATGCCGGAAGATTTTAGAAAGAAAGACTGGATGGAAGTTCTTAGAAATTTGCCCCCTGACGAGCGAGAGTATTTAAGATCATGCTTGCGAAATGGGCAACAGTTTTCTGACAAACCAAAAATAACAATTTCAACAATACATCAAAGCAAAGGTGGCGAAGCTGATAATGTTGTTCTATTGACAGACATGGGCAAATTAAGTTGGGACAATTTAGGCACTGACGAGGAGAACAGGGTGTGGTATGTGGCTTTAACAAGAGCCAAACAAAACCTTTTTCTGGTTAGTCCCAAAGGTTTGAGGTATTTTAGCATATGATAAGTCATTGTTTTAAAAAGGAATCTTTTCACTTTACTCTTTTGATGATATCAGATACAATAGAGGTACATATGAGAAAGGAAACAAATCATGGTTGCTTATGCAATGTATAATAGATCTTCGAACCCGGTAACAGGGCACAAGTCAGAATATAAAGTTGTTAAGTTTAGCTCTCGTAAGGAGGCTGCAAACACTGGCAATGGTTTTGCTATTGTTGAGTCACCTGAAGAAATAAGCAAACTTCGTGGCTGGACGATTGATGAGTTCGCTGCACTTTTTTATGCACTAAAGCCAGCTGACTATAAATTCGATGCAAAAGAATTTTACCCAACAAGTAGAAAAGTTGCTGCAGAGAGACTTTGGGTGTTGTTTGATGTTTGCGAACAAAAAGAACAATACAATGATGACGGTCGCTTGAGCTGGAGAACACCAATTTCTTCTTCTAAAATGCACTTGCCAACTTTAAAGCCGGGCAAAAAATTAGCCAAGCCTAAGTCTGTTAAAAATGGAACGAGGTGGAAGTGGATTAAGATTAACACAAAAGCTAATCCACGCAGAGCCAATACTAAGCCTGTCTGTGGATATGCCTCATTTGAGATATTGCTGAGGCATGGTGCTGATATGCCATATGACCTTTACATAAAAGAAGGTGGTCGGGCACAGGACATTAATTGGGATGTTAAGAAAGGTTGGGCAGAAATTTATGAAACTTGAGATAATATCAGACGACAGACTTTCCTCTGATGGAAAGAACTTGTCTAGAGTTGCTTGGGAGTTGTCACGAACTCCCGACGACACTACACCATTAGACACAATTTTGTCTATAGATGCACCAGTGAACGAGATACCTTCTGTTGTTATGAGTGTCGAGTGCACTATATTAGAGCGAGAGATATTTGCTTCATTCAGAGATCATGTAATGTGGGCAAGAACTTCCCGGGTTGATGCACCTTCTGAATTTGATGTTCCGGATTACTTTAAATATTCTGAAACGATGGACGACATTGTTTTGCTGAAGAATAGAATTAATGCTGATATGAAAGCAGGTATAATTCAAGATGAGTATCGGCTACACATGCCTATTTGTGCAAAGACATCGTTTACTACTAGGTTGTCTTGGAGAGGTTTAATCAAAATTTACAAGCTTTACAAAGAGCTTGCTAAAATAGATGAATATTACATTATTGGTAAAACAGAGCTTGATAATAAATTTCAGTTACACAAGTATGCTGACAACTATAGCTATGTTGACCCGATCCCTATGTTGCAAAAAAACGAAATGGTCAGTGGTAAAAGTGGACCAATCGTAACTGTGTTTCAGGAGATGACTATTGGCTTAAGAGCTCAAGTTGTTCGCCATCGAAACTACACTATAAAAGACAATCTTATGGAAATAATAAAAGCAAAAGATTGTTGGACAAGAACTCTTGGTGATAAGATCAAAATATCTATTTCAGCTGAGATCGATTTTTGGAAAACTGTCGTTAATAAAAGGCAGTGTTGGATTGCTCAGTATGGTATTTGGAAAGACATAATAGTTGTTGCTCAAGAATACATAACTATCGGAGAGCAAGACTTGCCATGTAATAAAGGCTTTTGCCCTTATACACGTGATGCCGAACTAAGGCACACAGACGATGACCCCGGAGCACCTTGCCCCATTCACAGTAACTTAACCTCTACACCTATCGACGAAAAGTACATGCCGATGGTTAGAATAGAGGCAAGTTATAGACCTGCCTTCTGGCAAAAACATATAGAAAAAGCGGAGACAAAATAATGACAATGAAGATTTACTTAGCTGGACCATTTTTTAATCAGCAACAAATAGACACCATATCAGCAATTGAAAATGAATTCGATAAATATGGTTTCGATTATTTTTCACCACGCAAGAGTGGTGGTGTTATATCACACCTGTCTCCGGAAGACAGGACAAAAGAGTCTAAAAGAATTTACGACAGTAATGTTTCAGCAATGATAGATGCTAATGTTTTATTTGCTATTGTTGATGGTCGGGACACAGGCACAGTTTATGAGATGGGATATTTTAAAGCTTTAACAGACCATTTTAAATATAAAAGCAGTCTAAGTGCTGAAGAGCATCAACGATATTCTGTAACTTATACCAATGAGAATTTTGGTTTAAATATCATGTTAAAAGAAAGTGTTGATGCACATGTTGTTGGCACTAAAGATTTAAGAAAGTTTTCTGCCTTAGTATCTAGAAGTTGGGACATGCCTGAAAGTGGTAGGTCTGGTCTTAGTGGAATAGATTGGAAAGATCATGTGGGTCGGAGAGCTTTGATCCTAAAAGAATTCCAAAACTTTAACCCGGATGTTATTTAATGGATATTATAAAGCTCTTTAACATCTCTCAAAGTATGGCTGCAACAAAAAGATACTCTCAGCTGCACTTATTAAGAGAAGAGTCTGTTTTAGAACACACTGGCTTTGTTTGTCTTTTTACTTATCTTCTTTGCGAAGAGCTAAACTTTATCAAAGAAGAGAAAGTTTTTAACACAGGTTTAGCATTAGAAGGAGCAGTTGTTCATGATATTGATGAAGTTGTGACCGGGGACATACCCAGACCAACTAAATATTATAGCAAGTCTTCAGCTAAAATATTCCATAAAATAGCAGAGCAAGGCATAGAGCAAATTGTTAATGAGCTTTGCTTGTCAAATCCTAGTAATGTAAGGAACAGATGGGCGTTTGCAAAAGAAGGTCGCGAAGGGATTGTTGTTGCTTTAGCTGATTTGTCTTCGGTAGTTTATAAAATCTGGGAAGAGGTTATACTGCTCGGAAATAAAAAGTTAGTGCCTCAAGGTTCTCAAGTTATGAATTACATTTACGACTATAGGTCTGCAATTAGCGAGGAGAATTTAAAATTAAATGTAATCGGTTCACAACAAAGATTAATTGTAGTTGATGTTTGCGAGCAATTAACTAGTCTTTGTCGTGAAGTAGTAAATTTAAAAAGCCCATCTTTAGGGATCATTAAACCACTGAAAGGAAAAGTATCATGTTAAAATTTAGCCAATTACTTGTAGACGAGATTTTTGAAATGGATAAAGACAAAAGTCTAACCACCAGAGAAATAGCCGAATATTTTGATCTTAAGAAAACTCAGGTCGATTATATTCTTTACAAAAGATCTCCCTCAGTAAAGCCTAATGTAATAATCAAAAAAGAGCTTGCTAAAGTAAGAAAGTTTCAGGAGAGTAAAAAACCTGATTTGAATGATAAGGTTAAGGTTGCTAAAATTGTAAAAGTTAAAGTTAAACAGGTCAAAAAGAAACCTGCTAAAGTTAAAAAGACACCTGTTAAAGTTGTCGAGGAGAAAAAACCTAAGACAGTTTTCGAAAGCCTTATGGACTTTTTTACATAATGCCGGATAGATTAAAAATTAATGGCAATGACTTAGAGCTGGATGGCAATAAGGTTGGGAGGCTTTTTGATATAACTACATTCCAAAGGGGAGATCTTTTGGAGTTATTTAACAAAGCAAACGACTTCGATCTAGAAATGGAACTTGAAAGAGAAAGAAATAAAAATGATTAAAAGTCCAATTGAATGCATGGAAGAAGCTCTAATTACTTTCAAGGAAAGAAATAAAGAATATGGAGACAATTATTTAAACCATGGCAAAGTTATGGCTGCTTTATTTCCCAATGGATTAGAATTAAAAACCGTTAAAGACTATAATCGTTTTGGAATAATTAATATGCAAGTTGCAAAGCTAACCCGGTATTGCCAAGGTTGGCCGAAGCCTCATATTGATTCTGTCCATGACTTAGGCGTTTATTCATTTATTTTGGAGTCACTTGACAATGATAGTATTTGATCTGGAAACAACCGGGCTACCTAAAGCTGAAGGTTCAGACTTAGACCTACAACCTAAAATAATAGAGTTCGGTGCGATAAGAATTACTGATGGCAACTTCGAGGAATACGATAGATTAGAATTTATGTGTAATCCCGGACACCAGTTAGATCCTAAAATAACAAAAATAACAGGAATAACAGATGAAGATTTAAAAGACAAAAAACCTTTTATTGCACATTACGAAGATATTTGTAAATTCTTTTTAGGCGAGACTTCTATGGCCGCACATAATTTACCTTTTGATAGAAAGATATTAAGATTTGAATTAGAAAGGCTTGACAAAGTTACTAAGTTCCCATGGCCAATGCACCACATTTGCACTATAGAAATAGGCCAAGGCATATGGGGAAAAATGAGAAAGCTAGGCGACATTTACGAAGAAGTGATGGGAAAGAAAATAGAAGGTGCTCATAGATCTTTGAACGATGTTGAGGCAACAATAGAAATAATTAAATGGTATAAAGAAAGAGGACACATCCAATGACAATAGCAATAGCAGGATTTATAATAGGTAATATTATTGTTGAGATTATAATAAAGTCCATTGGATGATACATCTAAGAACAAGAACAGAGTATTCTTTCCGGAAAGCTTATGGCAGAATTAATGATGTAATAGAAAGTTGCCCCGAGAAGTCTTTAGGGATAGCTGACTCAGGAACTTGGGGTCATGTTGCATTTTCTAAAGCATGCAAAAAGGCAGGGAAAAAGCCGTTATTCGGAGCTGAGATTGCTATAGTTGAAGATGCAAAAGAACGCTCCAGACAACCAGCAAATTACATGGCATTTATAGCTAAGAACAATGATGGTCTTTCAGAGATTTACAACCTTGTTACAAAAAGCACAAGTAAAGATAATTTCTATTATTTTCCTAGAATGAGTTATGAAGATCTTTTTGATGTTAGCAACAATGTTATAATGATCAGTGGGACGCACCCTGAATGGGGATTGCTTCCTTTGTCTAAAAAAGAAAATTTATACATAGAAATTAACCCGATGAGTTCACCCAAGGCTTTAGAATTCTGTAAGCAAAAAGGGTTTAAACCAGTAGCAACCTCCGACAACTATTATCCAAAAGTTAATGAAAGAAAAGCTTATGAGGTTTTAGTTGGTATGAACCGCATGGAAAGAACTAAGCCTATGCATTTGCTCACTGATTGGGAAATTCTAGATTGCATTCCATGGATACCAAAAGAAGCAATAGAAAATACTTATAAAATTTCTGATATGTGCGAGGTTAATTTACCCACAGCACAAATGATTTCTTTTTCCCCAGAGAAAACGCTCGAGCAAATGTGTATAGATGGTGCTCCTGAAAGAAAAATAGACCTAAAAGACCCGGTTTACAGTGCTAGGTTAAAACGAGAACTAGACATGATAGAGCTAAAACAATTTCATGACTATTTTTACGTTATTGCTGACATGATTAATTATGCCAAGCAACATATGTTAGTTGGTCCTGCTAGGGGATCGAGTGCTGGTTCTTTAGTTTGTTATTTAACAGGAATAACAGATGTTGATCCTATAAAATTTGACTTGCTATTCGAAAGATTTATTGATGTTACTCGTGCAGACTTACCCGATATAGATATCGACTTTCAGGATGACCGCAGGGAAATGGTTTTCCAGTATTTAAGAGACAAGTATGGTTCTGAAAAAGTTGCTCATTTAGGAACAGTCAGTAGATATAAAGCAAAAAGCACAATAACCGAAGTTGCTAAAGAACTAGGAATTCCTTCTTGGGAGGTTAATGATTTAAAAGGTGCAATAATTGAACGGAGCGGAGGAGATGCTCGTGCAGCAATGTGCATAATGGATACTTTTAATGACTTAGATATAGGCAAAGAAGTTTTGCAAAAATATCCGCAAATGAGAATAGCAGAGAAAATGGAGAACCATGCCCGGCATTCAGGTGTTCATGCCGCAGGAATAATTGTAACTGAAGAGCCTGTAAGTAAATATTGCTCAGTCAGTGCTCAAAGTGGTGCAGCACAAATAGACAAGAAAGATGCTGAAGATTTAAACTTGTTAAAAATAGATGCTTTAGGATTAAGAACATTGTCTGTAATTCAAGATGTTTTAGACCAAGTTGATTGGGAAAGACAAAAGATTGTTAATTTCCCATTAGATGATGAAAAAGCATTTAAAATACTTAATGACGAGAAATATGCAGGAATATTTCAATTCGAAGGTTATGCTTTGCAGTCTTTAACTCGTCAAATGAAGATCGTAAATTTCGAAGATATTTGCTCTATAACAGCTCTCGCTCGCCCCGGACCATTAACCTCCGGAGGCACAACCCAGTTTATTAAGAAAAGAGTTGGTGCAGAGCCTGTTTATCATTTTCACGAAATGACGAAAGAAGCAACAGAAGTTACATATGGAATTGTTGTTTACCAAGAACAAGTAATGACAATCGCTCGTGAAATAGGAAAGCTAACTTGGGAGGAGGTTTCTGAATTAAGAAGAGCCATGAGCAAGTCTTTAGGCGAGGAGTTTTTCGACAGATATTGGCAAAGGTTTAAGGTAGGTGCTGAAGAAAACGGACTAGACGAAAAGAAGTCTAGAGAAATATGGGACAATATAAACACAATGGGATCTATGGCTTTTAACAGAAGCCATGCAGTTTCTTATGCGATGGTTAGTTATTGGTGTTGCGTTTTAAAAAGCAGATTCCCTTTAGAATTTGCTGCTGCTTGTTTACGAAATGTTAAGGATGATGATCAAGGTGTAAAGCTATTACGCGAGGTTGCTCGTGAAGGATTAGTTTATAAACCTTATGATAAATACAAATCTAAATTAAATTGGTCTGTGCAGGATGGGGAGTTGATCGGTGGTTTAATAGGTGTAAAAGGTATTGGTCCAAAAATGGCTGATGACATTGTTAAAAGAAGAGGAATGCAACAACCTTTAACCCCTCGCCAAAATAACCTTTTAGACAATGGGCAGACCCCATATGACGATATTTTTGAATGCGAGCGTAGGTTCGGGCATATTAAGAAAGATCCTAGTTTGCATAAAATTGTAACACCAATAACAGACATCCATGATTTAGAAGCTGACAATCCCGGTGAGTTTGTTGTTTTTGGTAAGCTTGTTGAAAAGAACCTT